GAAGATGATGACGACAGCGATGAGGCATATTTCCAAATTACCAAAGGCGGTTTGGCAGAAGTGTCTGTCGTCATGTATCCAAACAATCCAGCAGCCGAAGTGATGAAATTGGAATATTTCACACCCGAAGGCAAAATGGATTTGCGAGTATTAGAAAAATCTTTGCGCGATGCAGGGATTTCTAAACATGGGGCGGTCACAGCCGCATCCGTGTTCAAGAAAGTGTTGGAACAGCGCGATGCTGTTAAAACACCTCTTGAAAATGCGCCAACTCTGAGCGATTCAGATGTGGATGTGACCGAAGCGGGTATTCTTGCAGCCCTAGAACTGCGCGAATTATCCAAAAAACTCGACTTAAAACTGAAAGGCTAAAAATGTCTGTTGAAAAAATCCTCGAGAAAGTTGACGCAATCGAAGCGTCTAATCTCGCAAAAATTGAAGAAGCTCAAGCTGCTGCACTTGCAAAAGTGGAAGAAGTGAAAGCGGAAGTTGCTGACAAGTTGACCCGTTTGGAAGCCAAAATTTCCGAAGTCAATTCCAGCGCTGCTTACATCAAACCAGCCAAAACCGTTCGCCAAGATGTGAACAAAAACGTGGCTGAACAACTTTCCAAATTTGTCAAAAAAGGCAAAATGGAAAAAGAGTTGAAACTGTTTGAAGATGACGGTCAATACGCTGCGTACATGAAGGAAAGTTCAGCCCTGACAGGTTCAGGCGCTGGCGTTGGTGGTCGTACTGCTTACGACCCTGTTTTCCACAAACTGCGTTTGATTAACCCTTTGCGCGGTGTTTCACGCAACGTCACAACTGATGGTTCAACCTATCAATTCCGTGCCAAAACTGGTAACGCTGGCGCTACTTGGGGCTATGCAATTCAGAACAACGGTTCGGCTACCACTGAATCGACCAACATTTGGCAATTGACTTTGCAAGATTTGAACGTGCAATTCCCAATCCGTACTGCGGCTTTGGATGACATTGACGGTTTGGAAGCAAACGTGGTTGACGATATGTTGCTGGAATTCAGCCAAGTTGAAGGTCAGTCTATGATCTCCAACAACGACCAAACCGACACACCCAATACATACGGTGGCACAAACGGTTTGCGCGGTCTGAATCAATACGCTGGCGCTAACGGTACATACACTGGCGGCACAATCTCCACAGCGTCTTTCGGTTCTAGCGGCACAGGCTCTAGCAGCGGTTTGCACAGCTTGGCAACCTATGACCAATTGACCAGCAACGGCGCTGGCGTGGGTACAGCCAACGTGACTTACCAAGACATCATTGAGTTCATCCACTTGCTGCCTCAAGAATACTGGTCTTCAAACACCAAGTTCTTGGTCAGCCCTTTGTTCTTGGCTCAAATTCGCGGTCTAAAAGACAACAACGGCACACCAATCTTTGAACGTATGTCGCCTTTGGTCTATGACGGTATCGTGGGTCAATTGCTTGGCTTTGATGTGGTGGTCAACAAATACGTGGACAGCCCTGACAGCAGCACCAGCACTCCCGGCACGACCAGCTTGTACCCAATGTACTTTGGCGATTGGCAACGTGGTCACACCATCGTTGATCGTTTGAACATGGTTCTGCGCCGCTACGACCAAACCTTGCCCGGCTACATCACCTTTTTCGGTGAAAAACGTCTGGCAACCTCGGTGATGGACCCATACTCCATCATCCGTTATCGCTCAACCGCGACAGCGACCTGATGAGGGAACTGGGGTGGGGATTACCTCACCCCTTTTTTTAATTCACTTGGAAACAACCATGCAGCCCATTCTCAAAGCCATTAAATCCTCGTTAAAAAAACAAGAGCAAGTTACTGTTAATTTGCGCGAAGCCTCGGCGCTTACTGGCTCTGGTTCAGGGGTTGGTGGTCGTGTAATTTATGACGATGTATTTGCGTCTTTACGCTATGCAAACCCGCTGCGGATTGCTGGCTCTCGCGTTGTACCTACCATTGGCTCAGACGAAGCTTTTGTGGTCAAAACAGGTAACGTATCTAACCCAACAAATCCTTGGGGCTATAACTTTACGCCAAACGTGGGTACACCCAACACGGCGACTTCATTTTGGCAATTGCCTGTTCAGACAATTACCGCAACCGTGCCAGTTCGTATTGCTGTTTTAGATGACATTACAAACTTGGGCGACACAATCCTGACAGACGTTGGCTTGGAATTTGGCACTCTTGAAGCCCAATCCATGATGTTCAACAACGACCAAGCTGGCACAACCACAACCGCATACGGCGGCACTTTGGGTTTGCGCGGTTTAAACTCTTATCCAAGCGGGTCAAGCGCTGCGTTTGGTTCAAACGGTTCAGCCATTACCAACGGTTTGCACACAGTTGCAACATTTGCCAGCATCACAGGCAATTCGATTGTTTACAACGATTTGGACAATTTGGTTGCCAAGTTGCCACCTCAATATTATTCATTGCCAACAACTTGTTGGATGATGCACCCATCGACAATCACATACATCCGTGAATTGAAAGACAACAGCAATTTGCCTTTGTTCTTGGATGTAGGTGAAAAAGACGGTGCATTTTTGGGTTCTTTGTTTGGAATTCAAGTTGTTCCAAATCCGTTTATGGATCAAATCGGTTCTGGCAAAACGCCAATCTATTTGGCTGCTTGGGAAAACTTTGTCACCATTGCAGACAATGATGAAATGTCATTCCAATGGTTTGAACAAACTGCTCCCGGATACATGACCCTTTTGGCACAAAAACGTGTCTGCTCAACCATTCGTGACGTTTTCGCTGGTGTTCGTTTGACAACCTGATAGGTACAAAATGCCATTAGACAGTTACACCAATGGACCTTATTTGGGGTCATCACGCAACCCGTTCAGCTATGAAAAAGTTGAGCAGGTTTCGCGTGACTTGACAACCGAATGGCTGACGCTTGACCAAATTACCCAACAGTTAAATTTATTTGGCGATGAAAGCCAAGACGCATATTTAACAGGATTGGAATTGGCAACGCGCCAAGCCATTGAGGACTATTTGGGGATGTCCATATTCCCAATCACTTACAAGGTGTATTACGGGGCATTTAACGGCATGACAGGCACACAGGTGTGTTTGGATTTGCCCGAAGTGACGCAAGGCACAAGCAACACCACAATCAATTCTGTTGGGTTTTGGGATGCTTCAACGCCTCCAGTTTTTCAGACGTTGGATTCAAGCCAATATTGGTACGACCCAACTGGCAACAAAGTGATTTGTACGGGTATACCCGATAACTGCAATCAAGTCATTACCAACCCAATCGTGGTTCAATACACGACTGCGGCTAACCCTTACGCTCAATACCCTGTGATTCAGCAAGCGGGTTTAATGTTGTTGACGCACTTGTACAACAACCGCAGCAACACAACGGCAACGGCATTGAAGGAAATTCCTTATGGCGTGGCGGCTTTGCTGAGACCTTACAAATCGCTGGTGATGTAAATGGGAATCGCACGGTACGAAAACTTCACGGTGCAAAATGTTGCCACTACAACCGATCAGTACGGGCAACAAATCACCTCAATGACCACTTGGTTTCAAACCCGTGGCTTAATTCAAGACGTGCGAAACAGTTTGCAGATTGGCAAAGACAATCGGGTCTATTCGGATTTGGTCAAGTTCATTGTGAACTACACACCAAACACGCAAACGATGGTGGAAAACCAAAGTGGCTATGCAATCGTGTGGCGCGGCAACGAATGGCGCATCACGGATGCAATGGAATCAAATGACCGCATGAACATCACGTTCTTGTGTTATCGCAACGACCCGACTGTGGCTGTATGACAACACAACAAAACGTACTCGACTATGCGACAGCAATTCAAGCGCAGTTATCTGCTGTGGCTAATCCTGTGCCTGTGTACGCAAACTTCAACCGAAATTTTGCATCGCAGCCCAAATTTGTCACTTGGCAATTACGCAATGTTCATCAACCTGTTTATACGGGGCAAGTGCAGTCCATAAAAGGCATTGACACACCGATATTTCAAGCATCGGTGTTTGGGCAACAAATGCAAGACGCTTTTGGCATTGCCAACACAATCATTCAGGCATTACATGGTTACTCGGGACAATTTGGTGGCTCTGGCGGGTTTGATGTTTCTAAAATCGACATCAACTGGCTATACAACACCTATGATGACCAAGTAAAATTGCACCAGATTATTCTGGATTGCAGAATGTACATACCATGCTGACACTACACAATCAACTCTTTTGAAGGAAATGAAAAATGGCTCTCCCAAATAAGGTTTTACCCGGATTTAGTGCAGCACTATGGATGCAAACTGGCGCTACACCAACTGCTTTGACCGTTACTCAATTGTCCACTTGGACTGCTGAAGTTCAAAACATTGTTGGCACTGCTGCTGGCGGTTCAGGCTCTGCTGGCGAAATTGTCCCTGTCGAAGGAATCCCTGCTTTTGGTCAAGACGATGCAAGCGCAAACTTCGGTGTGGCTGGTTCGCGTCAATCGGACATCATCCCAACCCAAAGCAAACCTACTAGCATGACCATCAACGCAGCATGGAATCCTAGCGACCCTGCTTTGTTGTTGATCCGTGGTGATGCTTACAACGGCACAATTGACCGCACCTATGTGATTTCGGTTTACGATGGTGCAAACGTGGTAGCTTACGCTTTCAATGGTCGTGTTGGTGAATTCAAAATCGAAACTGCAACCAATGCAGAAGCGAAATGCACATTCACTATCCACCCTCGCGGCAACCAATACGGTTGGTCAAACAACACATAATCAAACGCCCTTCGGGGCGTTTTTCACATCACATGGAAATCAAAACAAACAATGATCTGCTGAAATACATTACCGAACGCGCCGAAAACGGCGAAAAACAATGGTTTGGAAGATTGCAGCAGCGCACGGCAGGGGTGAATTTAGCGTATGAAATTGCGCGGAATCATGCCGACAAAATGACACCAGAGCAAATCGCGCAATTTGTTGTTGATTTAAACAACCAGATTTTTAAAAAAATCGTGGTCGGGTGACGTATGGCTGGCACAACCATCAGTCTTAAATGGGAAGGTTTCAAAGAGTTTGAAACTTTGCTGGATGAGATTGAATCGGATTTTGGTGAAAAGGACAGCAAAAAGATTTTGCAAAATGCTTGTCGGTCAGCGATGCAACCAGTTTTAACAAGTGCAAAATCTTTGCTAGAAACGCATGGCAACGTGGACACGGGGCAATTGTTGGCATCATTGCGTTTAGAAGCTAGAAAACCCACTTCTAAAGACAAACATTCGGTGTACACCACAC